CCACTCTTTCCCTACCCCACGCTCTTCCTATCTTCGCGGTAAGTCTCAGTCTTGTTGATTTGGTCAGCAGTAGCAACGGCTGAAGAATGACCAGCAACAATCATGCCAAAGTTATTAGCATTAGTTCCACCTGTAGTAGATGGACCTGTACCAATAGAAGGCAGGTTGTTAGATACATGGACTTTAAAGCCATGCAGGTTATTCAAAATCAAACCATTCTGTAGACCAGAACCACCAAAGTCTGAATCAAACAAACGTGAGTCTTCATCTTTCAGTAGTTCAACAAACACTGGGTCGATTACCAACCAACGTCCTTGTGACTCTACGTTTTGCAAGTCAAGTTGACGAGCCATACGTGCAATCACAGTCAGTGGGTTAGCTACGCCAGCAGTTGTTGGTACAGCTTCAGATGCGCGAGGCTTCAGGCCCACACAGTTAGCAGCGTTACCAGCATTAAAGTCAGCGGCTGTCAACTTCATTGAAGTAAGAAGTTCATCTGTGCCAGCAGTGGCAACAGACTTAGTTCCGTTAACAATGTTATTAACTACATTAGCGTTACCGTTAATTGCAGCTTGTTTGAAACCAGTCAAGTAACCAAGTACGTCTTGGTCAAACTGGTCAGCTAGGCGGTATGCAGCACGGTTGCTTGAGAGAGACTCAAAGTTAACGTGCGAATGTGCTTCCTCAATGTCGTCAACTTTAAAAGCAAAGTAGTTTGCTTTGTCAACGGTGAGGGTGAAATCCTCATCATCAAGGTCTTGCGGGGTAATAGTTGTACCACGCTCGTATGCTTTGACAGTAATCTCAGGTTCTTTAATGATTTTAACTGAATCACCAAAGTTTGCGATTTCTCCAAAGTAGTCATTATTCGTAATTGCGTCACAAACAGCGGCCTTGCGGAATGCAAGCTGCACCTGTTTGGAGTAAATTACCGGGCTAAAATTGCCGTTAGGCAAGTTGTTATAACCCGGCGCTCTTGGAAAAGCCATAATCCATCTCCTATTGTTTTGGATTTTTACAGATGCAAACAATACAATTCTTGGCAGAGGCTGTCTAACGTAGGGTGTACCTTGTATAAAAGTTGCAACTAGTATACTTAGTAGGCCATGTTAATCAGGTAATCTTAAAGATTTTTGTAGTTTGCGGATTGGTATAGTAAGCAAGTAGCTAACCTGCTTACCTTACACATGACTATAGTTATACTTATAAATAACTATTTGTCAACTCTTTTTTATCTAGCAGAACCAGATAAATCGTAGATGAACTTACCACTACGAATAGCGTCCATAATTTCATCTGCATGTTTTTCATACTCTTGTGCAGACATCTTGTCTACTTGGGATTCACGTAAGTATGTAGAGGATTCATCTTCCTGTGGTTTATTACGTGTGTTCTTAGCCGTTACAGACTTGGCTGCATCTTTATTGGACTTGGACTTCTTAGCTTCAGCAATGCCCATGTCAGCTTTGTACAAATCAATTGCACGTGCAGCAGACCTAGCGTCATTGTCATTGTCATATAGTGCATCTTGTACCCACTTAGGCTGCTCTTCTGCCCAATTGTGGAAGTCATCACTATCTCTAATCTCATCAAAGTCAGGATGCATTTGCATCAATGCTGCTTCAGCTTTTTCTTTAGTAGCAGAAGTTTGCATTTCGTCAATTGCTTTCATGCGTTCTTCTAGTGCAGTAGATTGTTCCGCTGCTTTCTTCATAGCAATTGTTTCTACGATAGCTGCTACATCTGGATAGTCTGCTGCCCACTGTTCAATGTCCTCATCAGACTTGGGTAGCTTCATTTCTTTCTTGGTAGCTTTTTCTAGCTGGCTTTTCATTGCCGCTAGTTCAGCCTTAAACTCTTCAGCTTGCTTTTGCTGATGTCGGCGTAGGTCAGAGTAACGCTTCTTAAATGTCTTTTCTTCTGCGCTAGTAGGTTCAGCTTCTTCTGCCTCTACTTCTTCCACTTCACCTGCGTGTTCTTTCTTGAGTTGTTCTAGTTCTTCTTCATCACGCTTAGTACGTTCTTCTTGAGTGTATGGTTTATTTACAAATGCCACTTTAGGCGTAGTCTTCATGTCTTCTGCTAATAGTGTATCGTTCATTATCTATTCCTTTGTTGGGGCCGCTGTAGCCACACTGTCGGGTGTGGGGAGTGAGTAGCCAACTGATTGTGGATTATTTTTTAGAAGCTAATCCACTGCGCTTCATCTGTGAAACTAAACCGCCTTTAGCGTGAGATAGTCCATAACCCCCGCCAGCACCAGCACCAGCTTCATTTCCTGAAGGTCCTCCGGGGCCATCGCCCTCGTTGTCACCCTGACCTTCTGACCTCGCTAATTCTCTTTGTGATTGAGCAGCTTGTGCAGCAGCAGCAGCCTCATCCGCTGCTCTATCTTGTGCTTCATCTCTTTGCCTTTGTTCTGCTTCTGCCCTTGCTTTATCTGCTTTTGCTTTATCTGCTTTTCTTTGATTAGCAAGGAATGTAGCCATTTCCAGTGCTTCTTTTTCTTGTCTAGCCATATCTGCTTTTTCTGCTGCAGTAACATCTAGTGACGTATCATAATCAACGCCCATATTATCTAGTACTGCTTTTTGTGCATCATTTGCATTAGCTATGGCTTCTTCAAAACTAACTTTACCTATATTATTAATAGTACCTAAGAAACCCGGTACAGATGTTTTTACGTTAGCTAAAACACTTCCAACAACGGCTTTTTCTACTATACCTTGCGCTTTATCTCCGATAGGATTGCCATTTGCATCTAACATTCTTCCTGTTTTCGTACCCATGATGTCAGGAGCAGCAATGTTTACTGCTTTATTATTTAATATATCTGCGGTAGTACTAAGCGCACCTTTATACATATCTGCTAATTCACCTTTATAACCTGCAGCCTTCATTGCGTTAAAATCTGCAGCAGAAACTGTGACAGATGCATTTGGAAAGTCGCGGTCAAAAATATTTGCAGTAGCACCTTCAGGAAGACCTTTACCTAAAGCCAAACCGCCTACAGTACTTAATGCACCAGCCATACCCGGAAGACCACCCGGTACATCATAGCTAACACCAAAAGTTTTATAATCTCCTACACGTAAACCTTTTTGTTTACCTGTACCTGATTGACCTCCTAAAGTTACTGATGCACTAGACTGAATACCCTCATCACCTGCGCCACCACCGCCGTCATCATCCTGCACAGTAGCCGTTTTAACTTTTGTTGTATCTACTATAGTGCTATCTGGTGCTATACCTGCAGAGGTGTCTTGTTTTTTAAACCCTTCAGGTACAGGATATATAGGTTTACCATTTACATGCGGTATTTGCATTGTTTGACCCGCATCGTTAACATATGTTACAAGTTCATCATATTTACCAGCACCTGTACCAACAAACTGACCAAAGGTAGGTATGTTAGTAGTAGATGTAGCAGGAGTAAAAGCTACCTGCGGCTGAGAGCCGGGTACAACAGGAGCAGCAGCTACGCCTACGGGTGGGGGTGTATAACCTGTAGTGGGCATTGGGGGTGGAGTATATCCAGCTATACCAGTTCCGGGTGCTTGTACTACACCACCTAAATTAAACTCTTGCGGCTCACCGTTATCTTCCATATCAATATCATCAATATCAAAAGGAAGATTATCTGGCATAATAGCTTCTTCACTATTACCCATCTGTCCCATATCTTCCATACGCTGCAAGCCCATCTTAGCTTCTTGACGCATTTCCATGAGTTTTTCTAAACCAAAGTAACGCACTACGTCTGCAGGAAAAACAAATTCACCCTCACTTAGTTGAGCAGGAATGTCATCACGAACTTCTTCTTGATTAGAACCCGGCGGTACATCATTACCAGATACAGGGTCTACTGTGCCGCCCTCGTCCATAAGGCCACCATCTTGAAACATATCCATTTGTTTTGACATTTCGTTCATAGTCTTACCCTTCAGCGTTAGCTACGTCCTCACGTAATCGTTTAATCTTTCGTAGCACATCTATAGCACCCTGTGCTTTGTGTACCGTTACCATATTCTCAGATTGTTCTAGCACCTTATGATGCTGGTCTACCATGCTATCTAAATATTTACTGAAGTGGTCCCATTGGCGGTTGTTGCCCACCAGCGGCTTCAGCTTGTTGAGGAGTTCCTTGTTGTTGTCCATTACCACTAAATCCCTGTTCACCCGGTACAGGAGCCTGTCCCATACCTATTGTGCCACCACCTGCTCCTGTTGGGTCCATTGGGTTTGCACCTGCGGGTGCTGCGCCTTCTGGTCCTGCTGCTGGTGCTTGAAACTGTTTCATAATCTCAGCTTGCAATGCGGCCTCATCCATATTGTTGGTTACTTTGTCGGGGTCTAGTCCCATTGAGTTAGCTATCTCACGAATGATATATTGGAACTTCGCAAATGGTGCTAACGCTGGGCTACTTGCTACTTGCAAGAACTGCATCAATCTTTGACTACGTACCTCTGTAGCCATTAGGCTTTCTGTTCCACGTGCTTTAACTTCTAAGTCACCCTTAATCTCTGGGTCAAAGTCAAACTGCATATTAAAACGAAACAGTCCTTCGCCTAGTGGACGCAGAAGATAATCATCTACATTCTTAATAACTGTTTTAGTGCTGCCTTGTGCTGCACCCATAAGCATAGAGATACCAGAAGCTGTACGGCCTACGCCTGACACTCCTGTTTGCCCGTGAGCAAAGGATGGGAAGCCTGTGCTTTCATCTGCCAGTACACGTGCCTTGTCAAACAACATCATGTTCTCTTGTGATACATTAGGAAACTTAGTACCAAAGATAGCTTGACCCGGTGCGCCACCCTGCCTACGGAATATCTTACCCGGATATAATGACAAGTCTTGACCGGGTACTAAGTTTGTTTCATCTACTTCTACAATCAAGTTACCCGACAGTACAGCATTGTCTACAGCCATACGCATAAAGCCATTCATCAATGTCTGCGTATCATCCATGTTCTCAGCAATACCTACACCAAAGAATGAGTACGGGTTTAGTTCATATGGTGCAGCATGGTATGGAATCTTAGCAGGTTTGAATGGGTTAAGAACCATACGCAATAGCATACCGTTACAAATCCATACATTAGCTTGTAGTTCATCAAACTCTTTTAGTTCTTTTGGAATGTCGATGTCTTGCTCTTCAAGCATTTCAATATCAACCATACCCCAATACTCAAGAACTTCAAAACGGTCAATGCTTGTTTCAGGCGCATAATCAGAAAGGTCATCTTCCCAATACTTCTTATCATAGTTTTCGCCTTGTGCAATTGCGGCATCAATTACTTGCCCACGGAAGTATGGACGCTTCTTGAGATTACGTAGCTGTGTACGTGACATCTTATGACGTTCAATTACATACTGCGCCTCATCCATGTTATTCGCATCTGGGTCAGGATAAAAATTCCAAACTGATACATGAGATACTTGTGGTACTGTTTTAAATAGTGGGTCATAATTACCCTCTTCATCCCAATTAGCATATTCTTTATCTACGGCAAATGGACCCTTCATTACACCAGTACCAAAGAGTGCCATCTCAAATGCAGCATTACGTAAGTGTTTACCTGCACCAGATTCATCTAGCTGGTCATGTATTTTCTTTTGCAT